TTGGCTCGGGGCATTGTCGAACGCGTGTTTTACGTGTCCGGCAGTGAGGGGCTTACTCAGGCCCCCTCCCCCAAGGCAGGTGTGTTTGCCAGGCTAGACGGAATCCGTCTGCGTCTCTTGCGCGCCATGCGTTCGACCCCCATTGTCTCCAGGGACGAGTACCCTGGACTGTACACTGGGCGCAAACGTGGTGTGTATGAGCGTGCGCTTGAGAGCCTTAAGGTTCGGGCTATCAACAAGCGCGATGCCTGGGTTAGCACATTTGTCAAGGCGGAGAAGGTCAACTTTGATTCCAAAGGTGACCCTGCTCCCCGGGTCATACAGCCAAGGTCCCCTCGCTACAACTTGGAGGTTGGTAGGTACCTCAAGCTGTTCGAGAAGGAGCTGTGTGCGGGATTTCAGCGTGTGTGGGGTTACCCAGTGGTGCTGAAGGGGTTGAATGCGCAGCGGGTTGGAGGTTGGTTGGCGAGGCATTGGGCCGAGTTCCGTAACCCAGTCGCCGTTGGATTGGACGCGAGTCGCTTTGACCAGCACGTCTCTGTGGAGGCGTTGCGGTTCGAGCATTCGGTGTACAACGCGGTGTTTGGGTGTAAGGAGCTTCGGCGCCTGCTGAGTTGGCAATTGTCCAACCATGGTGTTGCCCGTGTTGAGGGCAAGCGGGTGGATTATGAAGTGGATGGGCGGCGGATGAGCGGCGACATCAACACTGGGATGGGGAACTGCTTGCTTATGAGCTGCATGGTCATTGCTTATTGCGAGTCAATCGGGATCAAGTTCCGGTTGGCAAACAACGGCGATGACTGTGTGGTGTTCATAGAGCGCGGGGACTTGCCCAAACTTGATGGAATCGATCAGTGGATGCTGGATTTTGGGTTCAAGCTTACCAGGGAGCAACCAGTCTATGTTCTGGAACACGTGGAGTTCTGCCAGGCCAGGCCCGTCCGTTGTGCAAACGGGTGGCGCATGGTTCGTGACCCACGTGTTGCCATGAGCAAGGATTGTGTCTCCCTGCTTAGTTGGGACACGGATGCAGCATTCCGCCAGTGGTGCTCTGCGATTGGTAGTTGCGGGGCTTCACTGACCGCCGGGGTCCCGGTTTGGTCCGCCTGGTACGATCGCCTGGTTCGTCTTGGACGTGGGGCGTCTGATGGGGTGGTGGAACGCGTGTGGGACAGTGGGCTGGGCTACATGTCCAGGGGAGTGGAGGCCTGTGAGGTTACCGATGAGACCAGGTATTCGTTTTACCTGGCTTTCGGCATCCTCCCAGACCATCAAGCCGCCCTGGAGGTTGAGTACAGCCAACCGGTGTCCATATGCGAACCCCACCCCATGACGTTCCCCGACGTTAAGGCGATAGACATTCACGAAAACCCTTTGGCAACATGGTTAAGTCCATGACGAAATCTCCCGTGCAGGGCGGAGTGCGCAAGCGACGCACCCGAGCGCCCAGTATGACTGGGACTGGTGACGCCACTCAGTTGGCGTACAGTGCACTAGGTTCAACTGTGTCCACTCTTGCGCCAGGGTATGGCGGCACTATTCGTGCCTACATTCCTGGACTTACGTTTGGCCTCACTAACTCAATTGGACCGAACATTGTGGGTTATTATAGCAGCGCCAAGTTCCTCCCGGGCACTAAGATCCGGTGGGAGCCTAGCGTCTCTTTCACTACCTCTGGACGCGTCTCAGTTGGCTTCACAGACAATCCTGAGGCAATCGTCACTCTTTCCACACTTTGGAACACTGCTACCTCGTCAGGCCTGGCTGCAGATTGGTTGGCTTATGCAAACGCAATCAAGGGCCTTGGCAGTATGAGGTCGTTCCCTGTGTGGCAGGAGACAGAGATTGAGTTCCCCACAAAGCTCCGCCGCAAGATGTTCGACACCAACTTGGTGCCGGCGCTTAACGTGGACGTGTACGACCGTTCCTGTCAGACGGCAATGTTTGCCGTGGTTGAGGGAGCCACCAACGTTTTCGCTGGTAGCTTCTGGTACCACGACAAGCTGGCGGTCGAGGGCATCCAGAACACTCAGACCTGAGTAGAACCAGCTGGTTTAGGGGCTGGCGCGTGGCGGGCTACTGTAGCACCCTTTGGGGGGGTTGCCTCGGT